AAAGGTTAAGGTGTATTTGTCATTAGCAGAATATCACACTTTAGAAATGAGTGATAATATTTTCTTCAATGGCCACTATTACACGATTGATTCTCTAAAATACGACCTCTCATCAAAGATGGCAGACTTAGAATTATCGGTATTCTTTAGAGATAAAACATACAGAACAGTTTCAGGCTCATCTGCTGGAGGAGGAGTGTCAATGACCAGCGCGCAAGGTGTAGGGAATACGGATGATTTATACAACCTGAACGGGGGAGTTTGGAGAAAGGCCGCCACCCCAACGATGAGGCTTGAGATTTCCAAAGGCAAACCCACACGATTGCCAAGCACAAACTATGTTATAAACTTTAACCCACCAGCCGAATGATAGATTTTAAAAACATTCATGCCATCCTATCGAATAATAAAGCTATTGGAGTGTCGGAAAATATAGACATAGCCAAAGGGCTACACGCTATCCCTAAGAGCTTCAAAGAAATGATAATACACATCAAAAGGCAATGGGCAAGAAGGCAATAATAGATGTAGTAGTTAACGATGGTCAGGCTGTAAAATCTACTGAGAACCTAAACAAGGGATTTAAAAAGGTAGATAAGTCTGTAGAAGATACTAACAAGTCAATGGATGGGCTTGTAGGCAAGCTCGATGACATGACGAATGGCGCGGTATCAGGATTTAAAAATCTTGTGTCAGGGGCTAAGTCGGGAGTTGGCGCAATGAAGTCTTTGAAATTCGCTATTGCAGCTACAGGTATAGGAGCATTGCTTTTAACCATAACATCACTTGTATCTTATTTCAATAAAACAGAATCAGGCGCAAATAGACTTAAAGAAGCATTTGCAGCAATGGGAGCCGCTGTAAGGGTGGTTATAGATAGGGTTTTAGCTTTAGGTGATGGGTTGCTATCTCTTTTATCAGGTGATTTCTCAGGGGGTGTAGAAAAGTTGAAAGGTGCTTTTTCTGGGCTTGGTGATGAGATTGCAAGAGAAACAAAAGGAGCATATGAATTACAAAAAGCACTTAACGACCTTGAAATAAGAGAAAGGCAGTTAAATGTAGAGCGCGCGAAGGCTAATGCTGAAATTGAGCGGCAAAAGTTTTTAGCGGAAGATACTACCCGAACCATACAAGAAAGGAGCGAGGCAGCAAAAGCAGCCCTAGCTTTAGAGCAGGAGTTCCTACAAAAAGATATAGCCCTGCAAGCTGAAAAAGTGCGAATACTTAAAGCACAATCAGAATTTGCAGAAAATAGCATAGAAGAGAATCAAGCCCTTGCAGATGCAGAGGTGAGATTATCAGAATTAAGGCAGCAATCTACCACCAAGCAGATAGAGCTAAACAATAAGCTAAACGGATTAAATAGGGAAGCACAAGCCAACGCAGAGGCGGCATGGGAGATTGAGCAAGAGCGAGAAGCAAAAAGGCAGGAAGAAAGGAACAAAAGGCTTGACGACATGATTGCCGAGCTTGAAATGGAAGAGGAGCAACGTCAAGCACGATTAGAAAGGGAAGCACTAGACCGCGAGTTGTTAGCCGAGGTGCAAATGTCAGAGCAGGAAAGGGAGATAGCTTTGGAGGCTCAGAAGTATGATAGATTACTTGAATTAGCGGAATATTACGGAGAAGAAACCGCGGGAATTGAAGCCCAAAAAACCGCAGCCCTTTCGAGTATAAATAAAAAGTATGCTGATTACCAAGACCAATTAGCGCAAGCCGCCATACAAAAGAAACAGGCCGAGGAAAACGCAAAACTAAACATTGTTGGTGGTGCTTTAGGTGCTGCTGCTGGATTGGCCGCTGAGGGTTCAGACCTTGCAAAAGGTTTGGCTGTTGCCGCTGCTACTATTCAAACTTATCAGGCCGCTGTTGCCGCTTACTCTTCTGCGAGTGCTATTTCTGTGGTTGGTTGGGTTCTGGGCCCCGTGGCTGCCGCTGTAGCTGTAGCTGCTGGTTTAGCTAATGTTAAAAATATAGTATCAGCTAAAACCCCTAAGCCATCAGGAAAATTAGCCTCTTACGCAAGTGGTAGTGGGGGTGGTTCTGCTTCAAGTGCTGTTCCTTCCGCAGCGGGGGCGGCATCTGCTCCTGTTGCTCCACAATTCAACCTTACGGGGGGCAATAATCAATTGAATCAAATAAATGATAGCATAAACACAAGGAATAACCAGCCCCAAAAATCCTATGTGGTAGGTAGTGAAGTTTCAAGTGAGCAGGAATTAGACAGAAAGATAGCATCAAACGCGACTTTCTAACAATGGGTATATAGACCGTTAATTTTAAAAGAAGTTATGAAATTAGTTGAAATGATACTCGATGATAGCGATTTCCGAACAGGAATACACGCTATTAGTATTGTTGAACATCCAGCAATAGAAGAGGATTTTATAGCCCTCAGTAAAGATTATGAGGTGAAGTTTGCCGAGGTAAAAAAGGAAAGGCGCGTATTAATGGGGCCAGCCCTTATACCCAATAAAGCTATCATTCGCATGGATGAGGAGGGTGAGCCGTTTCATATCTTCTTTAATCGCGACACTGTACGCAAAGCCTCTGAAATGTATCTAATTTTAAACAGGCAAAGCCGATCTACTTTAGAGCATGAAATAGAATTGCAGGGCTTGTGCTTGGTGGAGAGCTGGATAATTGACGACCCTAAGAATGATAAATCCAAAGCCTACGGTTTAGAGTACCCAGAAGGAACATGGATGGTATCAATGAAGGTTTTGAATGATGAGATTTGGGAGGGGTATGTAAAAACGGGTAAGGTTAAAGGATTTAGCATTGAAGGATATTTCGCGGATGCCGTGAAAAAGAAAGATGAAAATTTAGCCGTGGAATCTATCTTAAAAAGATATGAAGCGGGCGAAGATTTGACAGATGCCGACATCCAAACATTAGGTGAATTTTTACTGGTTTAATGGGTTGGTTCAATAGATTCATAGGAAACCCAAGCCCGCCCAAAGGAGCTAATACAGGTTGTTTATGTTGGGATAAACAAACCTATGCTAAAGAGTGCTGCGATGGCTCTTTCAAAGCTCAGGGTATAGGTGTAATTTATAGACAACCAGCGAGCGAAGTTCAATTAATCGAAGATACCCTAAGTAATGATGAATATTATTCTAATCCAGCTTTTGAAGGCGCAACATTGGGGCAGATATTTCTCTACAATTCAGGGCAACATCTTTTAACGGCATTTAATGAAACTACAATATCAGGCACAAGATTAATATTTCCGTATGCTCTTACAGGTAAAATATATGGTTTTGTGCTTCCAAATTCTGACACTATGGAAACTCCAATAACATTAATCGAAGTAACATTAGCAGGCGAAACCTCAATAACACATCCAGCTTTTGAAGGTAAAGAATTAAAAGCAATACATATTCAACAATCTGGGCAACATCTTACAACCGCTTTTGATTCATTAACATTAGTAGGTTCTACATTGCAATTCCCCTACGCAATTACAGGCAAGGTAAGAGGGGTGGTATTCGGATGATTGTAAATCTATTCGGTATTTAGGGTATAGTGGGTCTATATAAACATTTATACCGCAGAAAGTACCCTGATTAAGTATTTCATTTATCAAACAAAAATCCACAGCATTAGCACTACTCTTAATCCCTTTTAATGTTTCTAAATTCATTACAAAATGAGAAACATCAATGTTTTGAGATTTTTCTATAATTTCTCTTAGTGTGTTTATAGTTGGTTTATTCATGCCTCTAAATTACTGAAAATCTAACAGAAAAAAGCCACTCCGTTAATTAGGTGTAATAAAAAAATTTACACCAAATGTCAGATAAAAAAGTAGAAACTCTGGCGGAAAGGTTTAAGAAGTTTTTTCTGAGCGAAGAAAAGCAAGAAACTACTGAAACGAAACTCGAAACCGCCACACTTGAAGATGGGACGACTATCGAAGCAGAAGCCTTTGAAGTTGGTCAACCCGTTTTGATTGTAACAGGGGAGGAAAAACTACCTGCTCCAGCGGGTGAAATCACCCTTGACGATGGTCGCGTACTTGTGATTAATGAAGAAGGTGCAATCGCTGAAATCAAAGAAGCAGGAGCGGAAGAGCTAGCTGAGGAGCAATTGTCAATTGAAGATGTGGGTAATGCCCTATTGAAAATCAATGACAGGCTAAAAGCTCTTGAGGAGAAAGAAACCCTTTCAAAAGAAGATTTAGAAACCGCTAAATCTGAATCTCACTCACTTATCGAAGAGCAGAAGAAAGAAATCGAAACTCTTAAAGGTAAGATTACCGCACTAAGCGCGAAACCCGCAGCAAAACCTAACGTAGCTGCTCCACAGTCAGAAATCGAAACAAAAACAATGGTATCACTAAGCAAGGGCAACGCCCGCGCCAATATCGAAGATGCCTATTTAAAAATCTTAAACTCTAAATAACGATGGCCACAACATCAAATATTTCTACTAATTACGTAGGTGAACACGCGGGAAAATATATTGCTCCTGCTATATTATCAGGCGCAACGCTTGGTAATCAACTTGTAACCATTAAGCCCAACATCGCACATTCGCTGAATGTTAGCTTGGTGAACATTAACGACATCGTTAAAGCCTCAACCTGTGACTTTGACCCAACATCTACCGTTACCAAAACGGATAAGGTGTTGACCCCAAAGAAACTACAGGTTAACCTTCAACTTTGTATTAAAGATTACGAAGATGATTGGGAAGCTGTGAAAATGGGTGTTTCCGCTTGGAAAACTATGCCCCCTGATTTTCAGACTTTCTTAAACATGAGATTAGCCGAAAAGGTATCTGCTTTTGTTGAGACTAACATTTGGACAGGTATCGAAGCCTCTGCTAATCAGTTTGGGGGATTCTTACCAGCCTTTACTGCCGATGGTGATGTGATTGACGTTACAGGCGCAACCGCAATTACTAAAGCGAATGTTTTTGCTGAAATCGAAAAAGGTTACAACGCCATTCCTCAAGCCCTTTTCACAGGAGGTGATGAGTTGACTCTTTATGTTTCAAGGAATGTATACGCTGCTTATCAACTTGCCCTTTCAGGATTTGGAACAAGTGGATTAGGTGCAGCGGGTGTTGATGATAAGGGTTATACTGCCATGAAGGCTGAGAACTTCCTTTCATTGAAAATGGAACTTGCCCCAGGATTGCCTAACGATACTTATGTAATCGCTCGTAAAGAAAACCTGTGGTTTGGAACTGGCTTAATGCAAGACCACAACCAAGTGCAGATTATCGATATGCGTGATATTGACGGCAGCCAAAACTTCCGTTATGTAATGCGATTCTCTGCTGGTGTGCAATATGCCTACGGTAACGAGATTGTATTTTATGATGGCCGCTCTTAATCTTAAAGAATAAGATATGGCTTGCGATATTACATTAGGACGAAAAGAACCCTGTAAAGATTCAGTAGGCGGTATTAAAGCTGTCTACTTTATCAATTACGGAGATATTACAGGGCTGGCATACGATGATACCGATACCTATGTAATAGACGATTTAGGAGCTTTAACCGCTTATAAGTATGAACTTAAAGGCGCAAATAGCTTAGAAGAAACGGCTAATACATCGCGGGAAAACGGTACAAACTTCTGGGAACAAGTGGTAACTGCCATCTTGAAAAAGAAGGACGCTCAGACAAATAAGGAGATGAAACTCTTAGCTTACGGCAGACCTCACATTGTAGTTGAGGACTACAACGGAACAGCTGTAATAGTAGGGTTAGAGCATGGTGCAGAAGTAGCGGTAAACACTTCTACAGGTGCGGCAATGGGAGACTTGAACGGTTACACCATAACAGCTACCGCGCAAGAGCGTGTACCTGCTAACTTCTTGAAAGATGCTGTAAAAGACAACCCTTTTGCGGGGTTAGGTTCAACCGTTACAGTAGTAGAAGGAACTTAGTTTGTATTCATAATAGGTTGGTTGGAAACCCTCGGCTATAATGGTCGGGGGTTTTTTATTTCTAACAAAGGCTAAAGCTATCGTTAATTATTTAATGAAAGTTTTAGCACCAAATTACAGCGGCTCAATCTCACTTTATACAAGGGAGCATTCGCAGGATATAGACTATTTGTTTGTGCTATTCGATGAGCAGATAAATAAAGCCTATTCTTATAAAATAGATTCATCAGCAATAGTATATGATGGATTTAAAACTACCTTCAATATTGATGTAGAAACGGAAGTAGAAAAATTCTACAACTACCAACTATTTACACAGGATGGAAGCGTAACAGATTCAGAAGAAGAATCAGACGTAATGCGTGAAAACATTTTCGCTCTTTATATCGCAGAGAATGTCATTGAGGAAATAGCAAACGGTAAGATATTTTGCACCACACAGACCGACTTAGAAAGGTTTGAAATGAATAAGGGGAGTTATACAAGTCAGGACACCGAAAACGATTATGTAATAGTATGAGCGGGAATATGAAATTTATAGAGTTAGACTCATACGTTAAGCCTAAACTCACTGAGAAGATTGGCGAAAAGTGGGTGAGATGGCAAACACAAAACGGAGATAACTACTTCAACTACATTATAGACCGATACCACGGCAGCCCAACGAATAACGCTATTATTCAGGCTATATCAGATATGATTTATGGTAAAGGTATAGATGCCACAGATAGAGATGTAAGGTTGAAAGATTGGGCGAAATTTAAGAAGCTATTTAAAGATGATGAAGTACGAAAAGTGGCCAACGACTTTAAGACCTTCAATAAGTTTGCATTTCAGGTAATCTACTCCACAGATAGAAAGGCAATAGCGGAAATATACCACGCCCCTGTTAACTGCTATATGCCTGAAAAGTGCAATGAATATGGTGAGATAGAAGCATACTGGTTCAGTCCAGACTGGACAAATGAAAACATAAAACCTAAGCGAGTACCCGTACTTGGCAAAGGTGAATTAAACGAAGATGGATTACCTATTGAAGAATCGGAAATCATCTACTATCAACCTTATTCCCCCGGCTCTTTTTATTTCTCCCCTGTAGATTATCAGGGAGGGTTGCAGTATGCTGAAATGGAAGAGGGTATTGCAGATTTCCACTTGAACCACTTAAAGAATGGATTTCACGATTTAACCGTAGTTAATTTTAATAACGGGGTTCCTGACGATGCAAAGCAAGTGGAAATTGAAAGTCAGGTAAAACATAAATTTTCAGGCACACAAGGGCAAAGAGTGATTGTTTCTTTCAATGAAAGTAAGGAAACTGCCCCCACTATTGACAGCGCAGGAATAGAAGATGCTGACAAGCTATTTGACCTACTAAGCAAAGAGGCAAGCCAAAAGCTAATGATTAGCCATAGAATCACCTCCCCTATGCTTTTAGGTATAAAAGATAATACAGGGTTAGGCAATAACGCGGATGAGCTTAAAACAGCTTACCTACTTATGGAATCTACGGTATGTCGCCCCTATCAGGATTGTATTATAGAGGTTATCCAGAAGATATGCGCTAAAGCAGGAATAAGCCTTGACCTATACTTTAAACCATTGAAGCCCCTTGAATTTGCAACAGAAACAGCACAAGCCGAGGCTACAGATGAACAGATAGAAAAAGAAGAGGGTGTAGGTAGTGAGGTTGAAGAAGAAAATCTTGAACAGGAAAAGCCACAAGTAAATGTGGCGGTAAGAGACTTCACACCACGTCAACAGCAACAAATACAGCGTATAGTTAGAGAGTTTAATAAAGGAAACCTAACAGAAGGGCAGGCTATAATCCAGCTACAAGATATGACGGGCTGGTCAGAAGAGAAAGCCCGCGCTTATTTAGGTGTGGAGTTGAAACTTAGCGCAAATAACGACTTATCCGATACAAGGGCAAACGAGATTTTAAAGTTAGCAGGTGAGTTAGGCGAGGTGATGGATTTGGATGAATACGAGCTATACAGTGAAGCACCAGCCGAAACGGAGCAGGTAGAGCTAAGGGTTGCAAAATCAATAGTTGGGTATTCTGAGCCTGACAAAAAGAGTGAGCAGGACAGGGGTTTATTTAAGATAAGATATGCCTATGCTCCTGAAACTACAAGCGAAAATAGCCGAGACTTCTGCAAACAAATGGTAGCATTATCACAGCAAGGGGTAGTATATCGCAAGGAAGATATAGACACCATGAGTAATGCGGGGGTTAATGGTGAATTTTCAGCCAGCGGACAAAGCACATATGACCTATTCAAATTTAAGGGGGGCGCGCAATGTCATCATTACTGGATGAGAAAGGTGTATATGCGAAAACGTGAAAATGGCAAATTCCTTCCGAATGAGGGCTTGCAGAATGATAAAAAAGTAAGCGTGAATGAAGCCCGAAGAAAGGGAGTAGAGATGCCCCAAAACTCAAAAGAAGTAGCAACTCGGCCTGTAGATATGCCGAATAATGGAAGGTTGAAATAATGGCAAAGGCACTATTTATAAGCCCCGCAGACATCAGGCAAAAGACCGCGTTAGGCGGGAATGTAGACGCGGACAAATTCACGCAATTTATACTTGTGGCTCAGGATATACACATTCAAAATGTGATAGGCACTAAGTTGATGCAGAGGCTGCAAACTTTAATATTAGATAGTAGCCTTTCGGGCAACTACAAAACATTAGTGGACGACTACATAAAACCCGCTCTTATCCATTACGCTATGATGGAGTATCTACCGTGGGCGGGTATAACAATAGGGAATAAAGGTATAATTAGAGGTAGCTCAGAGCAAGGCGAAACCGCTCAAAGTTTTGACGTAGAAAAGATGGTGCAAAAGGAAAGGGACATTGCCGACCATTACGCGGACTTACTTAAATCTCATTTATGCGCATACCCTACCCGCTATCCAGAGTATAATCAGAATAGGAATGGGGATATATACCCTGATAAGTCTAACTCAAATCGTGGAGGATGGGTACTCGACTAAAAACACGCTACAAGCCAAAGGCGGAGAATGAAAAAAAGTTGAAGCTCTTTTTAAAAAAGCTGGATAAAGAAAACAACAACAACGAATGAAACGGATAGTAACACTCCTTTTTTTAAGTCTTTCCCTTTGCTCATTTGCACAGGAAAGCGACACTTTAAAGTACCAAAAGAACCCCATTAAATATAAATGGTTGGGTGGTGCTTTATTTAGAAGTCCTGTTTATCTTCCTGATTTAGCTGATGAATCAGATACTGTAGTAGCTATAGTGTTACCTTCTGGTAAAGTTAGCTATAGGAAATTATCTAAATTCTCAGGTGGAGGCGGTGAGGGTGATGTTACGCAAGCCCAATTACAAGCGGCCGCTGATACATTGAATCAAACATTATCAATTGACGGCTCAACCCTTACCATTAGTGGGGGTAATAGTGTGGAGATACCAGCGGGGGGTGATGTTACACAAGCCGAGTTAACCACCACAGCGGATACTTTAGAGGCTAATTTAGAGTTGAAATTCAGCAATGATGCAGCGGTATCGGTTAAAAGCGCGAATGAGTATAGCCATAGACCTGTAACCGTTCGCATACCAGAACCATACAACATAGGTCAGACCGTCCACCCTTCGGTGTTATATTTTGATACACCTTTCAATGGGTATAGGTATTGGATGGCAATAACACCTTATGCAGATAGTCAAAACAGGTTTGAGAATCCTTGTGTATTTGCGAGTCACAACGGAGTTAATTGGGTAGTTCCAACGGGTTTAACTAATCCAATTGAGCCAACACCTACAAGTGGTGCAGATTTAAACGCGGATTATAACGCAGACCCCAACTTGTTTTACAACAATGACACCCTATACATGGCGTTTCGCCAAAGTATCACACAGTCAGGATTTACGCGACTATATGTATATATGGTAAAGAGCGTAGATGGTGTGAATTGGAGCGCGAAAAAGCAAGTGCTGTATTACGAAATTATGGACGCTGACCCTGACATTCCTTTTCTATCACCATCTATTGTAAAAGATGGAAGCGGTAACGTGTATATGTATTACTGCAATTACGATTTTGGACTGAACACCTTAACACTTGCCCGAAAGCAAATAACAGGCAGCCCAATGGTTGCGGCTAATTATGGAGTTGAGCAAGCGGTATCAATTACAGGTAAACCTGATAGTAGAATACCTTGGCACGTAGAGGTTCAATGGGATGAAAAATACGGTTGGCAAATGCTACTTAATGCTGCTTCTGGTAAAGGTGGTGCAAATGGGAGATTATGGATATTAGAAAGCAGCAACGGAACATCTTTTGCTTACCGAAACACCTTGTTAAACCCATTCTTTGAGAATGAAAATCAGATACTTTATAAAAGTAGTTTCAGGAGGTTAGATGAAACGAAATATGAGGTTTGGTATTCCTCTAAAGGGATAAATAATACGTGGTGGACATCTTACGCTATAGCCGTAAGGGAGGGCGATAATGTTAAGGTTGCGAATGATAACGAGAATAAATTAGTTACAACCAAAAGCGTAGTCGCGCCAAGTGTTACAGCCCGCGATATTAACGCTCAAAATCTGCAAACGGAGTATATCACAAGTCCCACAGGTTTAGAAAATGCGTGGGGTATTGGTGCTAAAACAGGAGATTTGAGATGGGAAAGAGGTAGCAACACTACTGTATCAGCGGGTGATAGTCTAGCCGTTTTAGAATTTAACAGCCTTTCAGGGAATGTAATTTCGGGTACAATCAATGCTTTTAAAGGTTATGTAAAAATCATTATTGACGGTGAAAGGGTGTTGTATTTCAATACTAATATTTACGCTCAGTCTGGCGATGGGGCAGGTTTTCAATCCTTCACCGTGCCGCCTATAAAGTATGATGAATCCATTAAAATAATGGTTATTAACCCCAATGCTTATAGTGTAAAAGTCGGTTGGTCGATTCTAAATGTATTTAAAAGAGCATACAATACAGCGGGTGATATGACTGGAAACAACACCGTAGGCCCCGACATACCACCAAGCTCAGGCGGTGGTGGGGGTTCTGTTGGTGACACGCTCACGGGTGATGCATCTGATTATTTCACTTACGAACCGAACTCTACCAACTTATATACATATAGCGAACAGCTAAATAATGTTGTTTGGGGTACGGTGAATATGACAGTAGGTGTAGATTCAGCTATTGCGCCTGATGGAACTACATCAGCTGAAAAAATAACACCTACAGTTACCAACGGCACACACGTTATCGCCCAAACAAAAACAGTTACATCAGGTACTACTTATTCAGTTAGCTTTTTTGTAAAGCAAGCAGGGTTAAGGTATATTCAGATTTATGGTGCTGGTGCTGGATTTCCTTCAAGTAGGTATGCCAATTTTGACTTACAGACGGGTGCTATTACCGCTAATATTTTCAGTTCTGCCGAAATAGCATCTCTACCTAACGATTGGTACAGAATATCAGTAACACAAACAGCCGCAGCTAACGGAACGGGTGTAATAGGTTTAGCTACTATTAACTCTCCTACAGCCACAAACCGCCCAAGTTACGCGGGTGATGGGGTGAATGGATTTTATGTTTGGGGAGGACAAATGGAAGTCCAAAATAGATATAGTAGTTACATTAAAACCACATCTTCTACAGTATCGAGAGGTGAGGGATTCAACACAATTTTAAATGGGTTAAAAGCTAATTTAGATATATCCCCAAGCGATATTGGGCAAGGTGGGGCTTCTGTAGGTCAAATATTAAAATGGAGTGGTACAGCATGGGTGCCAAGCGCAGATGATACAAGTGGGGAGGCCACAGGTAAAACCACCTATGCAGATACTATTGTTTCAACTAACAGTCAACTTTACACACCACGGGAGCTATTAGGTGAAAACTATTTTTTAGGAAGGCCATCGGCTACACCCAATGTTTTTTCATTAGGGTATAGAGGACTTTCTACATCTACAGATTATGCCGTTGGGCAAACAAGCGCGGGGACGACTTCCATTAATGCTAAATCAGGTGAGAGGGTTGCTTTTAGAATATCCAACACTGAGTACGCAACTTTAAAAAGTGGCGGTTTTGGTATAGCCAATTTAAACCCTTCATTCGCTTTAGATGTAGGTTCTAATATGCGTGTAAGGCATAACGGAGGTTTAATTGTTTTAGCAGATGCTAATGGTGACTCTACCACCACAACATCGTTTATTGAACATAGAAATTCATCAGGTGCAGTTTTAGGCCGTTCAGGATTTCACACGGAAGCCAACAGGTCTTTAAGTCTTGTCAATTACATAGGAGATATTTACCTGTCTCCTAAAACAGGCAAAATGGTTCTTTGGGGTACAGATACCGTTGCAACGAGAGATTGGGTAAGGAATAACACAACATCAAATAGCGGTTCAGGCTTCAAATCCTGCTATAAGAAAGTAACCTCAAATTTCACAGTTAGCGCAACCGATACCTCGTGTAATATTCAGAATGTTTCAAACAGCGAAATAGCCGTAACATTCAACACTATTTCTGCTCCAAATGGTAGTGTTATTAACTTTTGGAATAATGGCGATGAAGGCTCATTTAGATTACTAAAAGGGACATCAAACCTAAAGATAGGGGGGCAGAATGTTACAAGCGATACCGTGTTAGCTACGGCTTCTGTAATGTATGCTAATGATACTTTTTATGTCGCGAATGGTGCAACGGTTAG